CTTCGGAACATAGCTTCGGACAAGATCGTACTTCGGCTTCGGGCCCCAGTGACGGCGGTCTGCGAACTCGTTCATGCGACTCCCTAGTATGAGCTTCTAATTAAGAACTTGCTGAACTCGGTGTCACGTTTCTTCTTCGCTTCGATGGCGCGAGGGTCCGTAACGCGGGTGAGTGGATTATCGTGGGGCATGGGATGGCGTCGGCGCAGAATTGCGCGCGCGGAATTTTCGATGGATTTGATGAGGCGGCAGTACCAAATCTGAATCGGTTCGGTTGCTAATTTCTTTTTCGCGAGGTCGTCCATCCCCGCCTGCACGGAATACCGCAAACGAGCCAGACCGTTGATGTTCTGATCGCGGACGTGAACATTCAGGAGTTCATTCCAGCCGGCGGTGTCCCCGCGTGAGTAAAGCCGAAGAAGGTCGATCGCTTCATTCTGTCGCGCCAACGCCGTTCTCCCTCATGATCTGCTGTTTAATTTTTGCACGGCCTTCAACATCCGTTCGAGAAAGACTTCCTTCTCGCTGGGTGTAAAAGAAGAGAGGCTTATTGAGATAACCGACGTCCAGTTGGTCCCGCGCACGAAGGAAGAAATCCAGACCTTCATATCCTCGGAGCCCTTCGGTGAACTTAACGTGATTGATCGCCCTCTTGTCGAAGATCGCTCCGCCGACATGGTGCTGGTCCTTCCCGCTTTGAATCACCGAACGGCTGCCGAAATAATTGTTCGGGTAGATCGCTTCCTTGCCGGTGTGCTCGATCTCGTAAATCAGTTCACGCAGAGCGTGTTTCGAAATCAGGTAATCGTCCGCGTCGAGACGAAGGATGTACTTCCCACGAGCGGCCTTGAGCGCGACGTTCGACGACGACGCGAGACCGACGTTCTTCGAGTTGCGGATCCATCTCGCGTTCGGATTCTCGAGGCAGAAGCTCGAAACAATTTCTAACGTCTTGTCGTTCGAGTGGTCGTCGACCACCAGATGCTCGACTTTCGAGTAACCCACCTGCTCGCGTACGGATTGCAGCGCTCGCAAAATCCATCGGTCGGCATTATAGGCGCAAGTATAGACCGTAAGTTTAGGCTGCTCGTTCTGTCGCTTGAGCCAGGGATTTGCACGGAGATACTCGACGCATTGCTTGAGCGTCGCATCGTTTCCAAGTTGCGAGAAAAGGACCTCGAAAAGTTCGAGATCCTCAGGGAAGTCGATAAGGAAACGGAAGTGACCAATCGGGTGATGCGGGTCGAAATCGTATGAGTTCTTCGTGATGTTGCGGACAGCATAGCTGATGAACTCCACGTTCTTGTAAGCATCGGCGGCGGTGTCCAAAGCCGCGCGAGAAATGATTTCGAATCCGGCTCCGGGAATAAATTTTGATCCGTAAAGGTAATCTAAATTTTTTCGATGGAAAGCGTCGATCGCATGAAAGACATCTTCCTCTTCGACGAGAATTTTATCGTGCGTGATTCGGATAACAGCATCGAGCCCGAACGTGTGCGCGGCGAAGCGCATCCGAGAGAGAGGATCATTGGCGTATCCAAGCTCCGCAACCTTGACGTTGTACTGCTCGAGGAACGAGTAGTGCTTTTTCTGATCGTCCGGTACGGCGAGAATGATCGGAACCCCGAGCCGAAGAAGGCGTCGAACGAGGTGTTGAATCAGTGGGATTCCGTTAACCAAACGAAGTGGTTTATTTGGGACGCGCTCAGATTCGATCCGAGTGCAAATGACGACGCCGATTTTTTTCATCAACCCTGCCTGCTTTAACCAAAATGGGTATGTTGCTATATGGTCTTCTCATTTCAAAGCGTCGGTCAAGAATAGAAGAAAGAGATCCTTGTATTCAGTTTAAGAGGTCGAGTTCCATCAAGATATTTACAGCGGTATTGTACCGTAGAACGACTAACGCCAGAAAGATATGATGCTTGGGAGATAGTCTTCGCAATAAATTTTACTTCCCCAGTTTCAGTGTCGAAACAAATGATTTCTTTTGCTTTTATACTTGAAGGATTTCCGAGTCTTTGCCACGTCTCTCTAGAATTTTCTGAGAAATCCTGCATTCGAATATTACCAAATTCATAATCTTTAGAATGGTCGATTCTACCGATTACAAGACGGTCTCCCTTGAACGATGGGAGATTCTTTAAAAACCAATCTAAAAAATCAATAAAACTATATCTGACTTTGATGCCACGATATGTCTTCCGTGTCCGGCATCGAACCACCTGATTGTAGTAATGCGAATATGCTCGTTCTCTAAGGTTTACGAATTCCATGACGGCTTAAACCCCCGATAGCTTTCAAATGACGGGCAAGATTTGCAAGGGTTTTTGTCGAAAGCGGTCCCGTCGCGCAAAGAATCGCGCAGTCGAAGTGCTGGAACGTCGTTAAAAATTTGGTCCAGGTTCGCGTAATTAATGTCACCCAGAAGAAGTTTTTCTCCGATGTCCGGGCAGCACGGGAACGCTTCGCCCTTCCAGTTGAAGATAACCCTCGCGTGAGCCTGGATGCATGACTGACGGTTTTCCGCGTCGCGCGTCCGCGTCGTCACGTCGGAAAGATCTTTCTCGATTCGACCGCCGACCATATCCCGAATCGAAACCGCGGCTTCGGGCCATCTCCGCAGAACTTGGCCCTCGATGTCCTCGTCGGAATTGCGTTTCGTGCGAACGGCTTGGATGACGATCTCGGTCTTCGATCTCTTTGGGTGATTGTAAAAGTAGTCGATGTTCCTCATCGCGAGGGAATGAATCGAGCCCGCTCGTTGGGTTTCCATGACTTCGGGAATGAAAGAATCGAACGAGACCTTTACCTTCGTCTGGTGGCAGAGCCCTCGAAAAATATCTTCGCGATCTGTGGAGAATTTGAAGTTCGAGTTTGTGAGGCGGTCGATGAAGGTTCCACCACGCGCGAGGTTTTTCGCGTATTCGGTGATCTTTTCGAAGTTCGGGTTGAGCGTGCTCTCGCCCTTCCAGTTGAACTTCAGCGAGTGAACTCCGAGGTCCGCCGCCTGACCAATGATTTTGTACGCCGTCTCGAGCGGCATCATTCCTTTTCGAAACGGGAGTGTTTCTTGATTTGCGTGGTAGCAGTACCCGCACCGCTGATTGCAGAGTGATGCGAGTTCGAGGGAAACGTCCACCGGAACCGTAAGGTCGAGCGAACGCGCGAAGCGATACTTCAGGCGGTACTTTAAATAATTCAGCATTTCCTCAACTCCAGCGGCCCGCGCCGCCGAAGTCAAGGTCAGACGAGAGATCAAAGTTCGATCGCTTGCAGTCGGCCAGTCAGATTGAAATACGTCCCGCTGTCCTGACCGTTGATCCCGAGGTATGCGTAATATTTGTGATTTCCCGCTGCCGGTACGTCGATCACGGTGAACTGCATGGGGAAAATCAAAAGCGCGGCACCCGTCGCGGCGGAGACGTTAATCGCGGTGGTCGTGAAGTTGAATTGCTGCACGCCAAACTGAACCTGACCGACCGTGACCCCATCGCGAACGATGTTCAAGCTCCCACCGACCCGAACTGCAATCGAGGTCAAAGATTTGTAGGCGAACGTGACCTGGCTCGCGGCGGTCGCACCAGTCAGGCACAAGAGAACAGGTCGCCCAACGGTGTCGATCGTCAGCGTCGATCCAGGAACATCGGACCCGAACAAAATCGAAGAAGTGGACATCAAATAGGGACCGACCGCGAAATCAGCTTGTCCCATCTGACCGGCGGCGGCAGCAGAAGTAATCCCCGCGAGAGACCGCGCCGTCACGCTGATCGACTGCGTTTTGATATACGCCCCGTCGATCCCGCTCGTTCCGATCACCGCGCGAGTCGTTCCTTGAATATTGAAATTGAAAGCGCCACCTGCCGTCGCCGTATCTCCACGGATTTCGAGCGTCGATCCCGTAGATGTGGACGAAAGAAGTTGAATGCGCTTCGCGTAAAGAGAGCGCCAGTAATATTCCTCGGAGCCAAGGTCGTAGGTGTTCGTCGGCGCAGCCGCCGCCGTATTCGGGTCGATCGCGATGATGTGACCACGAAGCTGCGAGAAGTTCGTATTAACTTGAGTCGCGCGCGCTTTCGTTCCAGCGACGAACGAATAGAAAGAAGTGATCGTTGCGGAGGAAGGCATCTACGGCCCCTTTCTTCCAGCTTCGAACCAGCCGAGGTTATTCCCCAGCGAGATCAAATGCAGAACCGATTTATCGTATGAGTTCCACGGAGCATCGAGGTAAAGACCATTCCCATTTTCGAGGTAAACGATCTTCGAATTGTCCGTTCCCATGAGGAAAATCTCAAGGCCGGCGGTGTTCCCGTAAGCGATTTGCGGGTTCGCGGTGACGTCCGTCGCGGTGACGGTGTTGTCTCCCTGAACGAAAATGAGCTGACGAGATCCCGTCGTCGGCGAGAAAGAAATCCCGCCGCCGGCCGTAATCGTATTCGGCGCGGCGTAGGTCCCGACCGGGATCAGAACGCCCCCGCCGGCACCGATTTCGGTTTCGAGAGCGCCCACCTTTTTGTAAATCTTCCCGTCATCTCGCGCATAGACCGCGATGACGGTCGTCGTGGCTGGCGTTGGAACGGAGCCCGCGGTGTTCGCGTAAAACATTCCGTACTGAAGAAATCCTCCGCGCCAAAGATTGTTCACGCCACCGAGGTCGTAAGTCATGCTCGGCGACCCGCTCGAGGCCGTCGGGTCCATCGGGATAAAGTGACCGCGCATATTCGAGAAGTTGTTGTTCACTTCCGCGCTTCGGATCACGGTGCTCGGCGTGAACGTGTAGAAAGACGTGATCGTTTGCGTTGCGGGCATTTAAACCTCTCTCGCTACGAAACGACATTCGAGATTGTCGATGTCGATTTCCATGCTTAAAAACTTGAACTCTTGCCCTTCCAAAATAATCGCATCACCCGGAGACGAATCCCAAGTGAGATCCTGAGAGGTCGAGGTGTCGTCCCCGGCCCAGTTGTTCAGATCCCAAAGGGAGTTCTCTCCCGGTTCGGTCGGGTCGTAATAAAGTGCAATCCGGTCGAAAATGTTCAGGTGCGGAACGAGACTCGTCTTGAATTCGATCTCGTTTTTCAGCGCGGAGTAATCGTCGAAAACTTGGTTCGCGATCACCAAGGCGCTCGCCGTATTCGGGATAAAATAGTTCTGGATGCTTAAGGTCCGGTGTCCAAGAACAAACGGATTCGACGATGGCGTGACTTCGTACGCGGAGGAAACATAAACCGTCGAGTCCGAGGTCGAGGTGTCTTTGAATTTCACTTCGACGCGCGAGTAATATTTCGAGATTTTCTGTCCGTAAGACGTCACCTGTTTGATCGTTTGTCCGTACTCGTTGTTGAAAGAGCCCGCGCCGTGGAATTGGTAAACGGTTGCCGTTTGATTTGCTTCGCGTGAAACGAATTTAAAATGACCATCCGGCGTGATGTACGGAACGTAGTTCTCGGCCTCCGAGAGAGTCTGAATGACTTCCCACACCGTTTTGTCGTAAACGCCTTCCGCGCCCGACGTGTTCAGTTGGGAATAGACGCTCGACGTGGCCGAGATATCCCAATTCGCCACGGTGTCGCCGAAGAAACCACGGAAAATGTAATTCCCGTTCCCGTCTTGCTGATCGCGAAGCATCCCCATGAACTGCGATGCGGTCATCCCGGTCGAAGTCCACCCGGTCAATTCAACCGCGGGGAAATCGTCGAAGACCGAGGTCAGCGGCTTGATCGTGAACGTCACTTCGTCTTTATCCGAGAGCGGAATGTCGCCTGAAATAATTCCCGTGAAAACGATCGGCGACTCTTCGAAGTCCCATTCGTCTTCCGAATCCCACGAGGCCTCGTCCCAAAGAACCGCGCCCTGGTATTCTTTATTGACCCAGAATCCATCATCGCGCTGGTAGCGCGTAATGAAACCAATCTCGACTTTTACGAGCGTGCGCTGCTGGTTTAGAAATCCATTCCACAGTGAGAAGTCCGACGTCGAGGGATTGTACCGGCCCGAGTCGTTCTCGAAAGTGACCTTCATGTTCGAGAAAGAAAACTGGTAGAGACGAACCGAGTCGATGTCCTGCTTGACCTTTCCGAATGATTTAACATCCGACGTCACGTCGAGCCAGTCCTCTTCGTAAAGGCCCGTGATCTGACTCCGGCGCTTGATGAAAATGCGTCGGAAGATATCGGCCTTTGGTTGTTTGATCGCCTCGATGATACTCATCCGGTCGTTTCCTTCAGAGTGATTTTCCCGGTGTGGCCCGAGGCCACGGCGTCGCCGGAGAATTCATAGAAACCAAAATTACCGTCCCAGATCGCTTCGTACATATACCCGTTCCACGAGGTTGCCGTCCCGAACGGGATGAACTGGAACGACGTCGGGTAATCGTAGAGCGCCTTGACCTGCTCTGTTTGATCGGCGGGAAGGTAGTCGAAAGAGATCGAGTCCTGATGTTTTTTGCGGACGTTGTGCAGTCGCACGCCGCCGTCGCTCATTTTATGGACGACTTGCATCGGGACAATCACCGGCTTGTAACCTTTCGATGAAGGTACGCGGGTCATGTCGAAGATGAGATCGCCGATGTAAAACAGGCCGACGAGTTTCTCTTGGTTCGCCACCTGAGTTTTTTTGATGTCCAAAGTGATCGTCCGGCACGAGAGAGTCGCGAAACGGATGAACAAATTCTCGCTCGAGAAGTTCAGCCAGGAGCTTGCCGCCGTGTCCGCATTCTGAATCGGGAACGTTGAGGCCGTTACGCCGTCGTAGAAGAGTTTGAATTCCTTCGCGTTCGTGTCGAGGATACCGATGCGCGAAACGGGCGTCGTCTGGCCGAAGTCGATAATGATCTGCGCGGTCAGCGAGTCGTCCGCGAGGTTGTCGGAAACGTACTGGTAAAACGGATCGCGATTGAAGAGGTTCTCCGACGCGAGCGTGTTCGAATTCACCGCGATCATCGTCGTCGTGTTGATGAGATTCTTCGTCGCGAACTCCATTAGACTCTCCCATCGAAAGCGATTGATCCGCCCTCTTGCCGCAACTTGTAAAGCTGCCGATCGACGGCGACGGCGAACTCTCCTGCGGTTCTTTCGTCCCCGAGCATCCCACCGTAGACCTGGAAAATGTAGGTGTTTCCGCCAAGAGGATTGTTCCCGTCGAGCGGGATCACGGCCTCGTCCTTCCCGCCTTCGCCGATAATCGCCGGAACGCCGCCAGGCGTGGCTTTCACGATACCCCCCTCAGCGAGAGGGATGCCCGCGACTTGCGCGGCTTGCGCGGCCATTGCAGCGCCAACCAGAACGCCGGCTGCGATCCCGAAAGGCGGAGGAAACGCCGCGATTGCTTTCGCGATGGCGACGGGAGTTTCAATTGCGATCTGCGTCAGCGCCGCCGCTTTCCCGATGAAGGCCAATTCCTTATTCGACGAGTTCTGCATCGTCGCGATGGTCGCGAGAGTGTCTTCGCGGTTCTTCTTCCGAATCTGATCTTGCTGCAATTCGAAGGCGGTTTTTTGTAGTTCCGCTTTCTGAAGGTTTAAGTCGGAAACCTTCTTGAGATCTTCGGACTTTTTAAAAGCATTCTGCTCCGCGTCCGCACGCTTTTGGAAAAACGAGATCATCGCGTCGAGCTTCGCTTGCTCGGCGGTGTTGATGAGGGCGAGTTTTTCTTCTTCCTGGACCACCATATTCGCGAGACGGATCTGCTGATCCTCCGACTCCATCGCCATCGCGAGCTGCTGGCCTTCGATCTTCTTTGCGAGGAAGCGATTCTGTTCCTCGGCCTGGGCCTGTAGACGCAATCGGGCCGCGTTTTGACGGGCGAGTTCGAGGTCCTGCTCTTTCTTTTCGTCGATCTTTTTTTCGTCCTGAGCGGACGCCTCGAGGAGCTTTCTCTTTTCTTCGAGCGTCGTCTGGAGCTTTTTCACCATCGTGTTCATGTCGATGATGCCGCTCGAGGTCAGGTTCTCGCGGTTCCTCGTGAGCTGGTCGTTGAGATATTTCAACTGAGCTTCGATGTCCGCGATCTCTTTTTTCAGGTCCGTCGTCGAGGCCTTCGCTTCGTTTGATTTGACGGCGTAATACCCGAGAGCCGCGGCTGCCGCTCCGAGGATGGCAACGGGCCATGCGATCGTCGAGACCGCGACGCCGAGAGCCGTCGCTGCGGCCGTCAGCGCGATAAAGGCTTTCGTTAAACCCGCGATCACGACGATCGATCCTGAGACCGCCGCGAGTCCGGCGAGCACGCTCGCGATGACCGTCACGGTGGTCTGGTTTTCTTTCATGGTACGGAACAGGTCGATGATGTACCCGGTCGCCTTAAAGACCATCGGCGCGAGCTTGGCCCCGATATCTTCGGCGAGGTCAGAGACGGCATTCTTTAATTGCTTGAACGAACCGATCCCTTGCGCGGCGGTCGTCGCCTGATCTTTCGAGCGGTTATTCAACTGCTGCACGACGAGCGTGAGTTTTTCGGTCTTCGATTTGGTCGTGTCAATCTCGATGCCCTGACGCGCGAGAGCATTCGTCTGGGTTCCAATCGTTTTCCCTACGAGGTCGGCGGCCTGAACTACGTCCATCTGTTCCGCAGCGGCGAAGTCCAAGACGGCTTTCGTCAGGTCTTCGGTGACTTTCATGTTGCCGATTTTTTGCTGGATCGTTCGTTGCGCGGCGATGATCTCGTCATCCGAATACGCTGTCACCTTCTGAAGATTCGACGCCAGATCGACGTACTGCTTCGAGAGGTCCTCGGTGTAAACCCCGGCGTTAATCATCGCGCGGTTGAGTTGCTGAACTCCCTGATCGGCCTCACCGAATTCGGCCACGGTCTTCGCGATCGCCGCGGTTGCCAAAGCGAAAACGGATCCCGCAATGATCCCGATGTTGTCGATATTATCCGCGATGCTGCCGAGGATTTCGGTGCCCGTTTGCTTAATCTTGAGCCAGAGTGTTGCTTCTTTTTGGTCCGACATTTACCGACGTCCTTTCGGTTTATTCGCCTTCGCTTCCGCCGTCACCCCAGCCGACGCGACGAGAAGATCGAACTGAAGGTCGTCTAACTCGGAACGGAGGTAATCGCTGGGGCGGAGTCCGTAGCGTTTGCAGAGGACATCAATTTCTCTAAGTTTTGCTGCTGCAAGGAAAGTTGTCGTACTTTTTTTTTACCGTACGTCAACTCGATGATCCTCTGGTAAAGCTCACCCGCGAGTTCGGCATTCGAAAACATGGCCTCGACCCAGATCCCGTCCTTGGCTTCGGCGTCTTCTTGCTTGTGGAAAATCTTCGGAGAAACCGTGCCGGCGACGATGACCTCGGTCATGTGCTGGCGGATTTTCTTCTGATTTTTTTCCAGCAGTGGCGCTTTTTCGTTCCGATACTCGGCGTACTTCTCGCGCATGACCGACGAGCCATCCAAGTAATTCGAAACATCCACGCGGCGGATAACGAACCGGACTCCCCGAACCCGGACCTTTTTGGTCTGGTTCAGGAAGTCCTTCAGATCGTTTCCGAAGATCAAGCGCCGGAGCCATTTAAGCATACGACGCCGTATCGTTCGTCACGAGTGCGCGGCACGCGTACCCGGCGTTGAGGTCTCGGAGCACGACGAACGTGATTTCCGAGGTGAGCAGCTCGTTCGGTCCACCGATCTCGGGATCGCCGGAGTCGAGAATTTTCACCGCGGGCAAAACGATCTTGATGCCCTCGCGAATTTTCGAAGTCGCCATCGTCGCGCCGAGGAACTCGAACTCCGCCGCGAACTGCGTCTGCGCGAGCATTGCATCGTACGCGGTCGTCGTGTCGAAGCGGACCGTGACCTTCAATTCGAAGACCGCCATCCCCGCCGGCAGAACTTGGAGAACGTTCGTCCCGATTCGGCGAGATCCCGAATCCGACATGAGGTTGTTCGAGATCTTGAACTCTATGTTCTGGACGTTCCAGTACGAGGTCGAGGTCAGCGAACCGACCGAACCTTCCACCGAGAAGCGACCGTTGACGAAGCTCAGGGGCTGTTGCGCACCCGTCGAGAGCACGCCGGCGACGTCCGTTCCGCCGACCGTCGCGTCGCGACCGATCAGGCTCGCGGTGCATTTCAGAGCTTCGTCGATTTCCGCCGAGAACGTGAATTCGTTCACGCGGATGCCGTCGTACTGGAAGACTTTCCCGCTCGTCGAGTCACCCTTACGGACGTTCAAGCAGAGCGAGGAATACGTCTGATCGAAGTTCTGAATGTTCACGGTGTGGGTGAATCCGGCACCGCCCGCCGTTTCTCCCGTCGCCGTCGCCGACGTCACGGGACCGCCGCCGAAGGCATTCTGCAGCAAATAGTTCGCCGCCAAAGCGCGAGGGGAAAAATAGAATTCCATGTCGCCCTCGACCATTTTCGAGAGCGCGAGCGCGTTCGAGTTCGTGCGCGAGGTCTGAATTTCCTCAAGAACTTTCGTCTCCTGAGCAACCTTCATCGACGACGAAAGGACGTTGAGTCCCGCCGTGCAGGTATTGTACGAGCCGTAGGAAAGCTCCCGCCCGAAAGCGTGGTACGAAAGATTTCCGATCAAAGATCCTTGTCCGACACCCATAATTCACCTCTTCTTAAACGGAGCAGACGAAAGAATCCCAGTGGGATTTCCCGATCTCCGAGAGTTTTTTCTGAACTTCGTTTTTAAATTCGTCGATCTTTCTCAATTCCGCGAGCAAGTTCCGCGCGATCTTCGAGTCCTCGGAGCGGAAACGGTATTGCATTTGCTCTTTCAGATCGCAGTTCTTAAGGTTCAACAGCGTCGCTTTCGCGCAGTTCACCACCGGGAGATTGAATGCGCGAATGTACTGCTCGAGCCACTGCGCGGAAAATTGCAAATTCCCCGACGTGTAGCCGAACTCCCCGGTCGGGAAAACGAGATAGCTGTGGCGCATGTAGTTCGCTTTTCCACCGCCGTCGTCGTCGAACGCGTAATACTTCCCGTTGAATTTCCACGAGTAATCGAACCCGATCAGCAAGATCTTGTCGTAACCGAAGAAATTCTGTCGCGCGTTGTTATCGGATTGCGAGAGCATAATCACGAGCGCGTTCGAGACGTTCGTGCCCGCGGGGATGATGTTCGGGCATCCCGAAATTTTACAGAACTCTTTTTCGCTCCCGAGGATGTCCTTATTCACGAAAAAATAAATATCTTTCCAGTTCCCGTTCTTCGTCCACTCGGGATTTCCGCAGGCGTTCATCAAAAGGATCGTGTCCTCGAGTTCGTTCTCGAAGGGCTTGAGATATTTTTCGTACGACACGTTCGCGTCGGCGACGAGGCAGAACTTCGGCGTGATCCCGTGCGAGAGCAGATGGCCCAGGGTTTTATCGCAGCAGATGATGTCGACGTTCTTCTGATTCTCGAAGATCGTCTGGATATTTTCCTCGAGGGAGTAACCGTTCGCGATCGCGAGGACCGCTTTCCCGACGCCCGTCGAGTTAAAATCAGAGAGGGACTTCTGCGGAAATTCGGCATGAATCTTCGCGTGCTCGCGCCACTGCGGAGCCCACTGATTGTATGCCGCCTTCGATTGAGCCAAAACCTGTTCGTCGCGCACCGTTCACTCCGTTTAATATGAGACCTTGCACTTCAGAGTAATCACGCCCGCCCGGATGTGACCCTCGGAGTCCGACGCTTTTCGTGAGAAATACTGCACGTCGGTCGGCACTTGCCAAAGGACTTTCCCGTTCAGGTTCGGATTTCCCCGCAGCACGAGTTCGATGTTTTCCATGAGGCAGTTAATATCCTGCTCGGCTGGGTCCTTTTCGTCACCTTGATAATTATCGTTATAGACACCGCCCACGATTTCAAGAGTGACGTCGGCCATCCGGCGAGAATTCAGTTGGTCCTTCGCAATGTCCGCGCCCGTAATGGGTTTCTGCGTGACGTAGGAAGTAACGAAAGGCCAGCTCGACGCCTGGACCGGAATAAGGTCTGGGCGCACACCGCTGAAGACCATCGCCACTCGCGAGGTCATTCCGTTGGAGAGGTCCACCGGATTCGCGCCGATAACGTTCGACGTGTCGAGGATCGACTTGATTTCATCTTTGATGCCGTTAAGGTCGATCACATTTCCCATCTTAGAAACCATTCTCCATCATGAATTGAAGCGTCTGCTCGACGATGCGGTCGAAGGCTTTATCCGAGAGCCACATGAAGTCGCGCTTTGGGAGCTTCGGACCACCCGTATCGTGCGCATAGGCGTACGGAAAACCCGAACTTGTTTTCGCGTTGTTGTACCAGCGGATCCCTTGACCGTCGGCCTTGTACTTCGTCGGCGTAAAAGAATTGCGCAGCTTCCCGGTATTCTGGAGGATCATTCCGCGCTCGCGAGGCTTTTTAAAATTGCCGCTCGAGTTGTCGAAGGCCATCACCTTGCCGTTGATCGTGCGGAAGGCGACCTTCCCATCGACGGCATCGGAATAAGATTTCGACCAGCCTTTCCACGGACCACCGGAGCCCTCTTCGTTTGCGAAGTGGTCCATGATGTCGCGATAAACGATCGCTGAAAGCAGCGCTGCATACTCTTTGCGCATGTCCGCGATCGCTTTGGTTTTACGCGTGAGGTTGGCGAGAAAGTCCTGGATTTCCCGGCTCTCGAATGTGACCGAATCGTTGGCGTCAGCCATCAGTCCCTCTCGCCAGCGATTTCATCCAATTTGTCGGGATCCACTTTCCAGCGGGTTTCTTTATCCTCGTTGAACGTCGGCGAGAAATCCGACGTGTTACAAAGGACCGCGTAATACGAATCATCACCGACCGGGATCTGGGATCCAGCCGTATCGAGAAGATTTGCTTCGCCGCACGCGAGGGCCTGGAGGTTGTCCATCGCCTCTTTGACGAGGTCATTTCCGAAAGCGAGCGCATCTTTCGATCCGCGTCCATTTCGTTTTCGGAAGTAACCTTCGGTCAGAGTGTTCGTGAGCTGAGTCACGAGCGGAGGGACCGCCGTCTGAAAGGCCGCGATGTCGTAGCGTTTCGAAAGCCATTTATTCACTTCAGCTTCGGACTTGTCGATCATCGAAGAAATAAGGGCACTCGTCGCCGTGTCTTCTTTCGTACCCACGAGCAGCGGATAAATTGAAGTGACCGTCGAATAAGTGCCCATCGTCGTTTAACCTTTCGCCATTTTTTCGCGCAGTTCTTTGATTCGACGAGCGACGTTCTTATCGCCTTCGACCCAAACTTCCGCGGACTCGAACTTCGCTTGGAGAGCGTCGAACGTGTCTTTGTACTTCGACTTGTTGCCGAGGTACGTCGTGTACGTTCCCGAGGGGGTGACTTTGATTTCCAAAACCTTATCACCGCGAGTCGTATAGATCACCGGCTGGCTCGCGAGCAAAGCGAGTTCGGCTTTGAGGCCTTCCTGCTTCGCGGCTTTGAGCTTCGCCTCAAGATCCGACTGAGCTTCGCGCTTCGCCTTGGCTTGCGCGGCGAGCTTCAGACCGAGAGTTTTCGCGTGATCCTTCGCCGGGTTGCCGCGCAGTTCTTCTTTAGGAGGAGCGTTCTTCGGCGGCTGGAGTTTGACTTTTTCGGTGGGTTTCACGTCGAAACCTTGGGACTTATCGGTGTCGTTGAGATCCGGGGTTTCGTCGATATCGTTTTCGTCGTTCTGGTTCACTTTGGTCTTCCTTTGCTATGGGGCTGACCGGGAAATTCCGGGGCCGCGAGTTCAGAGCCGCCCCTCCGAAGAGAAGCGGCTCTCGATGTTTAGTACACGTTGTTGATCAGGTAGCCCGTGAGGGACGCCACGACCTTGAACTGGTACTTCACCTTCACTTGAATACCGGTCGATTCACGCTCTTCATCGACCCACGTGCGCACACGCGGCATCGCTCCCATGAACGTGTAACCGCACGACGGGGTTTTGAGTCCCGGCGAGGACGGTTTCCATCCGACGAACGCGCAGTCGCCGAAGAAGTTCGTCATGCTGGGCGTGACGCCTTTCGCGGCGGTGTCGTACACGGATTGCGGAATGATAAGTTCCGGCAATTCGAACAACGACGCGAGCATCACTTTCGTGACCTTGTCGTTCGTGTACTTCACGCGATCGAGGACCGACTGGTGGTTCTTCACGGCGACGAAACCATCGCGCGGGATGAAACCGAAGTTCGGCGTCTTTCCGCTGTTCGCGATGATGGTCGAAGCCGCGGTGTCCATGATGCGGACGGGATCCGTCGCGACCGTGTTATCGGCCCACGTGTTGTTCGCGGCGAGCGACAAATTCAACGACCAGTTCGTGGTCGTGAAGAGGCGCGAGCACGCGTACTCCATGCGGCGATAAATCGCGTCGGTCAGGTTCTCGACCGTATCGGCTTTCAGCGAGCCTTGGTCGTTCTGCTCCTCGGATTCGTCCGAGACGTAATCCTTCAGGCCGTGCTTTTCGAGCGCGTACGACGAGTTGCTGAACTCGAAGTTGTGTTCGCGCGCGACGCCACCATCGGCGATCACGGTCTCCGGGATCTTGAAGTTACGGTCGTAGACGCGGAACAAGTCCGTATCTTTTTGAACCATAACCGTGGGAAAGAGCTGGTTCCAAACGTACTCCTCGTTCTTGTACTGAACGGAGACGTTCGAAAGCAGCTTGTCAACGTGGAGGGCTGACTTAAGCGGCATAACTTATCCTCTCTCGTTCCTTACGGAATCGATTTGAAGTGCGGCTGGACCAGGACTTGCCCGATCTGTCCGGCGGTTTGAACGTCGGGTCCCACGAGCACGCCGATGACATAACTGCCAGCGGTCGTATCGACGTGGACAACGCCCCGGCCAGCACTGTCGAGTGCGACCATTTTTCCTGACGCGCAGGAATCGTTGAAGGTCAGATCCGTGATCCCGCCGATGCAAACCGGAATGCCGTCGGTGATGTTTTTCACATCATTCGTCGTAATTCCAAGCGGACGTTCGAGCGCGGAGGCCGGATACTTGACGGTATCGGCGGTTCCGGTAACGGACGTCACGCCACGGTAGGCGGTGAGAGTCGCGGCGACCTTGAAGGAAACGGGAGCCAAATGGCTCATAATTTACTCCTCGGTTTCGGGTTCTTCTTCGTCTTCTTGTTCCGCGCGTTCGGCCATCACCGACTTGTACTCCGTCGAGTACGAGGTCTTGTTCTCGGCCATCCGTTTGCGGATTTCTTTGTCGAGCTTCGCGTCCTCGTCCGTCGCATCGCCGTCTTTCGAGGCTTTGCCACCCTTCTCGGAACGTTCTTCCAAGTTAACCGAGAAGGACTTTTTCTGGAGCGTGAGCAGCTCTTTGAGAGCATCTTCTTTGGAAAGTTTCTTGTCCCCGAAGGCGTACTCGCTCTTTTCGGGTCCGACGAGTTGCTCGACGAGCGGTTTCATCGCCGGCGAAATCAATTTAGCGGCGCTGAGGTCGGCGGAGAACTTGGCGACCTTCGCTTGCGCTGCTGCGGCTTGAAGTTCGGTTTGTTTCGCTTCGTGGGCTTGGTTCTTCGCCTTGAGATCCGCGATCTCTTTGTCCTTGGCTTCGGCGTCTTTCGTGAACTTGGAGAACTGCGCTTTGAGTTCATTCACCGCGTCCTGCGAGGCTTGGAGTTGAGTCTCCAGTTTGATCTCGTTTTCCGTCTTGCTCATCGGTTCGTCCTTTCTTGACGATTCGAAGTTCTTTTCTTCGAAATCGAAATTTGCTGTTTCAGTGTAAATGGATAACTCGCCGTTTCCAGCTTTTTTGTAATTCGAAATGATATCGGCCAGGTTCATCACGCCCGGTTTGTCCGCGCCGAGGAGTGCGACGGCACCCAGAAGCGCGGAGTATTTTTTCTCACCAACGGCGACGCCCCAGTAAACTTCGCAGCTCACTTTGCGGTACGCCTTGGCCTTCAGAAGCTCGTAAATTTTCTTGGGAATATCCGTAAAATCCGCGAGCAATTTTCCGCCACGGATGTACACGCGGTCGATCCATCCGGCGGCGGGCATCCCGTCTTCCTGGAGAATCTTTTGCTTATCGGTGTGGCCAAGTTTCAGAGGAGGACGCCACCCGACCTTCGTCTCATTGAACGCAACGACCATATCCTGCAGATGCTCCTGCGTGATGGTAGTGTCGTTCCATTTCCCGACCGAAAAGATTTCGACGTCGCGTACCGTAAATGTTTCCATCATTTCACCGGAAATCCGCTGCCCTTGTTTTCTTCAATGAAGTCGTCGATGGGCTGCTTCCCGACGCTTTCCGAAGGTTCGAACTCCTCGTACTTCGTGATCGGAATGAGAACCGATCGACAGTTGAAGTGCATGGGCGGAATCGGAGCGTCCGCGGCTTTGAACTTCTTCCCGTTCAGCCCACGGCAAATATCCGACGTGCGATCATCGAGGATGGCCGAATACTGGTAGCCCGTAACGACACCCGAACTGTCGAAGAACTCTTTCCGGGCCTTATTCATAACCTCGGTGTGCTTCGTACGCGCGTAGCGGTCGACGGACGTTTGCGCGAGCTTCCCAAGATCGTCCCCGAGCGTGGAGAGGATCGCCGAGATCGGCTTTCCATCTTTGATGCCGGCGACGAGTTCCGCGCGGGTGCGCTTCAGGAGTTGGTACTCGTAATCGCCGACGTAGTTGAACGTCTCGTTCTCGAGCACGCCCATGAAGTCCTCGTTCGGAAGCGGTTTCTTCGCGAAGTCAGACTTGAATAATTCCTGCGCGGCTTGCCCTTGGGCGTCCTTCCAGAGATCGCGGAACGATGCGCGAATCACCTGGTTCAATTCTTTTTTGTACTTGATCTCGAGCTGGTCGATCTTCGAAACGTCTCCGTTCTGAATGATCTTCTTCGCTTTAATCTGATCCGCGAGCGCCGTGAGCTGTTTACGAATTACCGGGGCCACGTCGTTCGTGACGGACGTGTCGTAATCGTTGAGCTTCGTTTCGATCGCCTTGAAGTCCACCTTTTTGTGGTAGTCACCCGGGGGAAAATCATAAACCTTGGCGAAGGCTTTCTTCTCGCCAGACGGCGCGGGTTTTTCCTCTCCAGGTTTCGGAGGCATATCTCCATCTTCACCGGGCTCAGGCGGCTCTTCGCCGGGTTTCGGAGGAAGACCACCGGGGCCGGGAGGAAGCGGCCTGCCATCGGGCCCAAGAGCAACGGGAGCTTCGCGATCGACCTCGCCCTCAGGGAATTTCACCAATTTGCGGAAGTGATTCACTTCTTCGTCGGACGGTTTCCAGACTTTCGACTTCACGGCCTCGAGCCACGACTTCGCGAGTTCGATCATCTTCGCATCGTCGATCGATTTAAAGCGGAACTGCGGGATATTCTTCACTTCGCCGAAATTGAAGAGAACGATCGGTTTGACGAAGTGATCCTGAACCAAATTCTCGAGCTGGGTGCGCCGACGCGTGATATGCATCGCGCCAATTCCGATCTGATCTTTCCCGAGAGCATACGAACCGCCGCCGGTCTCCGAACCCTGAAAGCCCATCAGATCGGGGATGAAAAGCGCGCGCCCGATGCACATATTGAAGAAATTCAGAGCCTTAATATAGGCGTCGCCCGTGGTTTTCGCTTCCAGGAATTCGACTTCGATCTCTTTCGGGATCGTCAGAGCGGTCTTCGTCTGGAAGTTCTTGAGCGCGGCGAAGATCTTGGCGATGGCGGTTGCCGGCGCGTTCTTATCGTACCGGGCAATCGGGATCGGTTTCGCCGCGGACTCCATATAAATGGCGTAGAAGCGAATCACCTGGCGTTTCGCGAACCACGCATTGTAGGCGACGCGGAGATCGCTACGTCCGTAGGGATTTTGGAAACGTCGACGGTTGACGAGATGCACGAGAGCTTCGCGCGGGATTTCTTTATCTCCACCGACCTGACGCTGAACGTACTTTTCCACATTCCCGGCGTCGTCCTGGTAGATGAGCCAGGTGTTGGGGTTCCGCGTCTTCACGCTCTTGATGTAGAGCTGAACCTCGATGTCGAAGGTCTTTTCCGAGATGGAAAACCCGAACTCTTGCGCGGTCAGGATTTCCTCGCACGCTTCGATGAACGGCGTTTCGATCTTCTCGGTGAAGGCGGCCTCGAGGCTCTCGATGATTTCCTCTTGGCCCTCTTCCTGAGCGACGAACTCATAGCCGGCGCCGAGGATTAAATCTTTTTTCACGTCGAGGCAAATCGCGATCTGATCGTCCTGGCACATCTCTTCGTAGATCCGGTAATCGCCGCGTTTGCGGTAAAGATCGTCCGGGTTGTACGGAGATTGAAACGACTCGTAATCCATCGGCGAGCGTTTGACGGTCTTCTCGGCGGATCCCGTGTAAAGCTCCGCGAGCAAGTTCTCCGAAGCGGAAGAACGCACGGTGGACTGATCGTTTCCTTGAGTCGGAGGTTTGATGGGTTCTTTTTCAGAGGGTTTGCCCTGAGGCTGTTCGTCAGGTTGAGCCATCTCTTCTCACTTTTTAGAGTTGTGCCTCAGACGAGAATCTTTTTCTCGATATCGCGATACACTTCGAGGTTGCTGTTAACGAGCGCCATTTGCAAGCCAATAGCGGTCGCCACTATCCCATCGTCGTGCTTTCCATCTTCGGCTTCGGACTTTCCATCGTGGTCTACGAGAGTGAGACACTCCCCGAGAACCCACTGATCGTGAATTTCTAAAACTTCAGTTTCAACTGCATCGACGAACATATCGAACATGATCGGGCGAGAAACCTTCGACGTGATCCACCCTTTACGCTCGTCGTGATCGCAGAAAATATTTGGATAATGATGCGTGTCCTCAAGGGAAACGAGAACCGCGTGCCCGTGGTTATTTCTTTCCACCGCGATGAGCGGATGACCGAACGTGTGGTTGTGGAATTTCTCTCCGAGCCAATTTAATTTCTCGGCAAATGCGGACGGTTTCCATCTGTTCGATCGCATCGTCGCGACCACCTTGAGAGTCCGCACGTTGATGACCGTGGCGTGGGAGTAATCGCTCTGAACTCCCTCAGCCGTATCCGCACCGATGACGTAGATCTCGTTCTTCGACGGTTCCTCGTAGAGCCGGAACCATTCCGACTCCTCAATCGGAGCCTCGGCCTTCGCGATGATCTCGGAGACTTTCATGAGGTCCATGACCGCGCCTCCGCTGGCGAGGAAGCACGTGCGATCGTCCTCGGGGTATTCTTGGATGAACTTTTCCTTCAGTTCGGACTTCTTAAAGCGACGAAACTGGATCTGCTCGTCCGTGATCGCGACTCCGTATTGACGAAGCGCACGTTCGGCGAACTCTTCCTCTTCGATCGTCCGGCGAATTGGTCGCGCGAGTTCGATGCGATATGATGGAAAGACAAACCACGGGAAAAACATTTTCTTGTAGTTCTGCGTCGGATCGACCCATTTATCGTAGAAGTGATTCATCCCGTTCGCGGTGGTTTCGATGTTTACGCGACCGTTGAGGATCGGGACTGCTTCCATCGTGGCCTTAAGTCTTTCCGCGTCGGCCATGAACGCCGCTTCCGAAACGTGCAGACGGTGAATCGTGTCACCGCGGACTTCGAGGGCGCAGTAAATGCGGGAATTTCGCGCGGGGAAAAACATTTCGTACTTGGATCCGCCCCCTCGATCCAGAACCGGACGAATTTTCTCAGGCATGTTGTCGTAGGCCCGGCGGACGATCCGAAAAAGGCGCTCGATGGCTTTATCCTCGTGAGCCAAGATGACGCACGTCAGGTTTTTCTTAAAGCAAACGTCATCGAAGAAGTCGAGGATGCACCCGGTAGACACGCCGAACTGACGGGCCTTCAGAATCATCTTTCGGAGCGAAGGATCGACGCGCACGGCCTTTTGAATTGCGTTTTCCTCGAAGCGGACCATTTTTTGTTCTTTGGTCACGATCTTATAGAGGTTCGCGAGACGCCAATCCTTAGACGCCAGCTTCGGGTTCATTCGTGACGTCTTCCGTGATGGGTTCCTCAGGCTCGATCGGTACGGGGAGAGCCTCTCGCTCGGTCTCCTCGATGAAATCCGCGACCTGTTCGTCGAAGGGTTTCATGGAATGCGTGACGTTGTGTTCCTCGCGGACTTTTCCGACGAGGCGGTTGTAAATGAACTCCATTCGTTTCTCGTCCCCGCGTGCGAGTGCGGTTCCGACGAGGCGAGCGATCGCCATTTCGTGCGCTGGCTTGGTTTCGTCGTTCAGCATGGCCTTGAGTTCGGCCACGGGCATCCGAAGCATCCGCGTCAGGAGCATTTTGATCTCCTGTTTGCTGATCGTCTCCATCAGGTGCATTTCGGGAAGCATCTGGGGACGGCCCTTCGGGTTCGCCGTTTCGCCTTTCTTGAATTGCTTCGCCTTGAATGCGTCGCTGAAATTTCCGCTCACGTTTACACCATGCCAG